TGGCTTGTTGTTTTGCTGCCTTTTCTTGCTCTTTTACGTTTGTACCTCTTTGATTTTTAGGCTCTTTTGGCTTTTCACTGCCTGCTACTGGCTCGATACACTTAATATCAATGAGCCTTTTTATAAAGAGCTCGTCCGTGCCATCTACGAATTCTATCTCATCGCCCTCTTTATAGTTTTTTGTTGATATTCTTGTGTCATAGAGTACTTGATACTTCATTTTTTATCCTTTTTATTAAATTTAGACTGCTAAAGCTCTATTTTTCCAGCCATTAGCATAAACTTTAAATTTTGGTTTTTGGCTGACTAAATTTGCGTAGTATGCGATCTCATAACTATCAAAATCAGCGTTAAATTTATCCTCGTCGTATGCGTTTAGCGCCTTTAATGTTTGAGCGCCCACAACACCATCAACTGTCACATTTAAAAGCCTTTGTAAGACTCTAATTGCTGGCTTAGTATCCACATTTACGCCAAAAATAAATATTTCGCTAGCTTTTAAGTCGCTTTCTACCTCATCAAGTCGCATCTTATCCCAAAACTCTTTTTTATAAAACTCATAGACTAAAGCCACAAGATCGCTATTGTTATAAAGTATAAAACTAGCTTCTTTTAAGCTTTTGCCTTTTAGTGCTTGTTTTACAAGTTCCCATCCTCTAAAATCAGGATGAGCGCACTCATAAATCCCAAAAAATGTTAAGCCGTTTTCGGTTTCGTTCTTATGCAAGGTAAGGCTTGGATTACTAAATTCAAGTCTCATTAAAATTTGCATAGATTTTGCAAAATTTGACATTTTTATGCGCTTGTTTTTGAGATTACGAATGATTTTTCACGTGCTAGTTTGGCATCTACATCAAGATATAGCTCAAGTGTTACATCTCCACCATGCTCATTATGAGTTAGTAGCTCAATACCCTTAAATGAGCCGATAAAGATGTCTTTAAAGTCGCCAAATACTACATCACCGCTCTTGATAAGTTGCGTTGTAAAGTATGGATAACCTTGTAGATTTCCTAGCTCTTCAATTAGCATTTTTTCATTTGATACGCCTCTTGCTGTTGCCTTTAGTTTGCTTACATCACTATTTTTTAGAGCAAATTTAGCGTTTGCAATATTACCGTTGTTGTTTTCCAACGTATCGCCAAAGCTCAAAGTCTTTTCTAGTGTTGGAGCAGTCATATACCCTGTAATACTTGGCATTCCACTTATCTCAAAAATACCTTTTATTACGCCTTTGCCATATAAGATCGCTTCCTCTAGCTTTTTACGGATCGCAAATTTCATTGCTTTATATGCAAAGCTCTCTAATCCAAAAGCTGACATATTCATCATCGTTCTTGTGATCCTAATAGTTGCAAGCAAGGTATGTGGCTCAAGAATAATCTTATCAAATGCTAGATTTTGACTATCCTTGCCTTTTCCTTCCTCTACAAAGTCGGCGGTAATGTTTGAATTATTGCGTGGGATTTCTACTCTTTGACTTAAGCCATCAAGCCAAGTACACTCACTTAGAAGTGGGCTTTCGGTTTTTACCTCCTCGATTAGCAAATCATCTCTAAAATCAGTTGAGATCGCGCCTGCTGCCTTTGCTGTCGTTGTGATAGCATCACTAAATCTAGCACCAAAATCAGATGGCAAAATAAAGCGGCCGTTACTTTTGTTAAAAAAGTTCTCTACTTCAAAGCCTAAATCAGCATTAATGTTGCCTGCACTTTTGATTATATTTGCTAGGCTGAATTCTTGTGTGTTCTCTCTTTTCATAATGTTAAACTCCTTTATGTCGTTGTTTTTTTGTTGTTGTTCTTTTATTTTGCTGCTAAATTCGCTAAAGCTCATCTTGTTTTTTATCGCCTCGAGTGCCTCATTTTGTTTGCCTAAAATTTCGGCTAACTCGATGATCTCTTTTGTTTCGTCTTTTTTCTCGGCTTTAAATTCTGTCTTTTCATTCTCTTTTTGTATCTCTTGCTCTTGTACTTTTGGTTTTTCTTGCTCTTTTGCAAAATTTGCTACTTTCGCATTTGGATCAGCTCCTTGCCACACTGCGCTAAGCTCATTTATTACGCCATTTTTTATCTCAAAATGTTCGATACCACCTATCGGCTCGCACTCTTTTAGCTCGTAGCTCTTAAATCCTACGCTCACGCTATCACTAAAGCCTGCTTTAAATTTTGCGTATGCTTCACGGCTTTGACTTACTTCATCGTTAAACTGCACGATTACTTTAAAGCCCTTATCGTCTAGCTTTGTATCTATGATCTTACCGATAGCATTTTCAAAACTTACATCATGATCTAGATATAGCGTAGTGGCTTCAAATTTCACACCGCTTAAATCCACGCTTAGATAATACTCATCGCCAAAAAATGAGCTACGTTTATGTAAATTGTTATGGCTTAAAGCCAAAAAGCTTATAGTCTTGGCTTCGTCGTTTATCGCGTTATCCGCTAAAACGGCTTTAAATTTAGATAGATCCTCATTTTGTAGATTGATCTTGTTCATCAATTTCTCCTTTTAAAATTTTTATTTCTCTTAGCTTTTCCACTAGCTCTTTTTCTTTTTCTAACTCATCCATAAAATCATCAAGTTCGACACCTTTCTCTCTTAAAACTTCGGTTATTGTCTTAAATCCTGCACTAATTGCGATTTTGTTTGCATTTACTTCTTTTACTGGATCGATATACTCCCAGCCTTGGGATTTAAATGTAAAGTGTCCTATTAGCTGCTTATAGTCGCTTGGCTTGATACGCCCTGCGATTAGTTCGCATTCCATCCATCTTTTAAAAATGTTGTCGTGAAATTTACGCTTTATGAAATTTTGTATTCTCTTAAAATTTCGGCGCTCTGCGATAGTGCCTTGTCGTATTGAGCTATAATTAACCTCTCTTAAATCGCCAGTATAAGTGGAGTAACTAAGCCCTAGCGAGCGAGCGACATCCCTATCGGTGCTTTTTAAAAAATACTCCATATTAATAGGATTGTGTGGCTCTACAAATTGTGGAGTGATACCATCCTCTAAAAAGGTAAATGTGCCAGTCTGTACACTCTCAGGCAAATTTATCTCTTTTTGTCTTATCTCGCCATCGTCTCCATACTCGACATTTCCGAGTAGTGATCCCTCATCTTTGTGGGTAAAAAACCCAGTTAGCTCACTTGCAAGCCTAGCGCGATCAAGCTCCGCTTTTTTTAGTTTGTCTTTGCTATGAGTGTCAAAGATCGCACTTGCTAGCTTGCTTACGCCTCTTTTTTGCTTTGAAAGTGATGATTTTTTAATGTGTAGGATCTCATCTGCTGGGATCACTTCATATTTACCACTTTTAAGTAAGCGGTAGTATGCTTTTGGTGTCATCTCTCGCTCAGCATCATATTCGATACCATAATATATATGTTTACTCTCGTTGGTTAGGTCGTTGTCTATGTCTTCGGCGTCTATTAGCTCGATTTTAAGCGTATCGCCTTTATGTAGTTTTATAAACGCCTCGCCATCACGATAAAGAGCAGTTAATATCATCTCCTCGTAATCGCCAAAGTCATAAACGCCATATTTGCAGCATATATGCTCCCACTCAAAAAATGATTTTTGCACGGCTTGATTAAGATTTTTCTTTGGTGTAGTTATATCAAGGATAAATCCTTGCTCGCCATAAATTTCACTGCTTAACGTCTCAAAAAATCCGCTTGTTAGAGATACCGACGTGCTTATGCTGCGTGCTTGCTTTCTTAGCTTTGCACTTACTTTGTCGATGTCTTGATTTCTTAGTAGCTGGCTTATCTCGTATGAGTTTATTCGGTTAGGCTCTAGGCTTGGATATTTGAAAAAATTTATCTTTGGCTTTACGCTTACGTTTTTAGATAAATTTTGCTTTGTTTTTCGCTTCATCAATACCTATCCCCAAAAATATATGTTTTGCTAGTCGCTTTTGCCTTTTGTGCGTCTTTTATGATGCTTGCTCTTATTCTTCTTAGCTCGCTTATTAGCTCTAGTGGGCTACGCTTTACTACTTTTAAGTTGTCGATCCAGTATTCTTTTATCTCGATGCCATCTTTAAGGTTGTCTAAAACATCATCGATCGCATTATCGATTAATAAAATTCTCTCTTGTGTAGTCATAAGCCTTTAGCCTTTTTTGCTTTTTTGGCTCATTTTAGAGAAATTTATAAATATTTTTTACAAGTGAGAAAGAGGGGATAGCCTTTTGAATGTTAAAGGCTTTAAAATTTATTTATGCAAAATCTTTATAAATTTTGGCATCTTTTAGCTCGTTTAATATGCTTTCAACTTCATTATTGATCGCATTTTCTACCTCATCGCTTAAATTTATGCTGCGTTTTAGCTTATTTGGTAGCGAATAAAGCTTATTTGATACGGCGGCGGCGATGTCGCTTAAGTCTTTTTCTAATCTACCAATGGCTATTACTTCGCCTTTTTCTTTAGCTAGTCTTAGCTCTTTTAGCTCTGCATCTGCTAACTCTTTTTTAGCTCTAGCCTCGCTTAACTCAAAGCTCTGGGTGGCAAGTTTTATTTTGTAGTCGAGATAAGCATCAATGCAGGCGGTCAAATCCCACTTATTACGCTCTAGCTTTTTTATAATGCCCTCGCTCTCCAGTTCCTGCACTCTTCTATCGGTTAGCCCTAAAGCATTACTTAGCTCTTTTGTGCTTACTTGCATTTTAAAAAATTCCTTTTACCTTTATTTTGTGCCAAATAAGCTTGTATTGTCACTATTCTTATAAAAAGTTTTTATTCTTCAACTCCCAAATCTATTAAATATTGTTTATATTTTTGGTTG